GTTGTTAGATAAGCACCTAGTGCTGCAACGAAACCAATCATTGCCATCCAACCATTAAACTTTTCTGCTTCAGGAGTCATTAAAATACTCCAGGAATAAGATTACCTGTTACTGCATATGAAAGTCCAAAGACCCATATACCTAGCATTGCTGCACGTCCTTGTGCTCTTAGGAAAATGTTTTCGTTTTTCATTAGAAGATACCTGGAATGATGTTACCAGTTACTACATAAGATCCTAATGCAGCGATGATGCCAAGCATAGCCCAGCGTCCGTTCTGTAGTTCTGCGTTTTCGTTCATTGTTCTTAGATTTGAGGGATAGAATTTAAAGAGACCTTGCTTCGACTATGCAATGCCTGGTATGACCCATCCGAAGATGGCGTAGTTATGGATTGCTGCAAACAAACCAATCATCGCTAGGCGACCATTAGTTCTCTCAGCATTCTTCCAGTAACCTTCGTAGTTCTCAACGTACTCCATAGGAGGTTCCGATGCGAACATGTTTTGCTTACCATACTCGGTAGTTGTATACCGTTTGGCAGTTGTTGAAGTCATTTACGTATTGTAAAGAAACGTTACATAATTATATAGTAAATATTAAATCCTGTCAAGTTTCTTTACATTCGGACTACCGAACAGAATTAAATGGGTCTTATGACCCCTATTAGATTAACTTATGTTAAGTAGTTCTCATTAAATAACACAAAGACCAGTATGGAGGTAAATTTTCAAATGCTTGACCCATTGTTCCACCTTGATCTCCTGTATTACCAGTAACATCATGATTGTGAGTATCGTCTTCAATTTGATTAGTTACAAAACTACCTGGTTGTTCACTATCTCTATCAGAGACATTACCACCACCTCCACCTCCAGCAGTACCTACTCTAACTCTATGATTATGAGTATCATCATCAGTTGCTAATGTTCCATTTGTGTGAGTGTGAGATGGTAGATTTGCTGTTCCTAAAGTTTTAGTTGCTTCACCACCCTCATCATCTACTGCTGCAGTTGATGGATTAGCAGTACTACCAACACCCATTACAAACTTATCTCTCAGATCTGGTGTGCCATTAGAACCATCACATATTGCCCAGTTAGTTAATGCTTCTGCCTGTGCAATAGTACCAGACCACATTATGATACCGTTTATAGGTACCCATGAAGCTATAAGATTAGAACTAAGTTTATCAGAATCTATCTGATCATCTCCTATAGCTTCTTTTGGTAATTTATAAACCATCTTATGATACCCTCTTTATAAACGCCAATGCATAGTATGGAGGCAAGTTCCGATTAGTTCCAGCAACTCCAGATGGATCAGTACCAGTAATTCCAGTACCATTATTACTAGATGTCATAGTTCTTGTATTTCCAAGGTTGGAATTATCGTTCAGAGTATTTCCAGCTCCACTATCAGATTCATTTGAATTAAATGTATGCTCGTGACCAGGATCAGTTATACCATGACTGTGATCAACTACAACTGCATCAGCAAAACCACCACCAGCAGTTTGTTCCAAGTTTGGATAGGTAGTGTCAGCACCATCTACACCAGTATCTTCCCAAGCACCTACTATAAATTTGTTTCTTAAATCTGGTGCACCATTAGTACCATCACATAGTTGCCATCCAGTAAGAGCAGTAGCTGCTGCTACTGTACCAGACCACATTATGATACCCCCTATAGGTACCAAAGCATTCTTTACATCTGATGCAAGTATGTCTTGTGTAACTGCCGATGGATCTAAAGCATTAGTTGGTAACTTATATACCATTGTCCAAAGTTATTTTATTTCTATTTATCTTTCTTATCAAATATAAAAGGACCATTCTCAGATCCCCAAACCTGTTTACCATTCTTATCAATACCACCATCAATAACCACGTAGTAATTTGGTCCTAACTCTACTCTACTAACAAGTTCAGCACCCTTTACCATAACACCAGGTTTATTGACTCCTCTATAAACTTCTCCCATCTTTTGAAAGATCAAATCATTAACAGGATTCTTTACTATTATAATATCATCTTGTGGAACTATAACAATATCCTTTGATCTATATGGTTCATCCTCGTGACTATATCTCTGCTCACAATGAAAAGAAAACTCACCAGTTCTCTGGTGAGTCAAATAGATATGGGCAAATGATGTTGGGTTTGAAGATGCTTGTGCCCAGTTGTCATACTCACCTTCAAACCAATCTACAAACTCCACTATATTACAAAAGTAGTTAACCAAGCGTAACCAATCAACCAAGCACACAGTCCACCAAGTACCTTATAATATTTCCTTATAGGTGTACCAAAATATTGTTGACCAATCATTAAACATTTATGTGCTGGTGATAGTAAGTAACCTGAGTACTCAGTTGCTAAGAACCATACAAGATACTTAGGACCAAAGATTGCTACCAATGCTGAAGTCATACCAGCATACTTACCTGATGATCCCATTATCCATGCTGCTATTGCTGCTACAATACTAACAGGAATAAGCATAGAAGGATCTGCACCCTTAAGATACTCCATAACAGGTCCATTAATCTGCTTAACAATACCACCTAGTGCAAGAACTACTGTTGCTATGATTGCAAACTGTCCATTAAGATACTTACCCCAGTTCCAATCCTTACATAGGATACTATAGTAACATGCCATAGCACCAAACCAAGGGAAGAAGAATATAGCACCACCCTTACCTGTTGTTAATAAGAACCATAGGGTAGCAATAAATGGTGCCCAACCTCGTAGTGCTCTCTGCCAATCAAACTCTCTAATATTATCCATGTTAGGTACAACACTCTCAGGATCTACCTTAGAGAATATGTACCACCAAGTATATGCTAGGCATATAATAAGTGGGACTATAGTGTATTCAAGATACTTTGTATAACTTATACCTAATACTGCCATCGGTAATACCACTGTCTTCTCTAGTGGTGACCACCAATAGTAATGATGTGTTGAAAGATAATCTATAATACCAAATGCACTTCTCTTTCTTTTATCTGGAGGTGCTATCGCATCAAGTAAAGGTGCTGAGAGGGCAACTCTACCAGGAATAGGAAGAATGCCACCAAATATAGAAGTAAGTATGATAAGAATTCTGTTGTCTTTGACATACCTTTTAATTAATGAGTAAACGTCATCAAGTACGTGATAATTTCTAATGAATCCTCCAAGGATCATGATGCCAAAAATGTAACCCATGTAGAGTTCATTCTTTAATATAGATTCAATCATAATAAATTAAATGATATGATAGTCCGAGGGACTTCTGATTTATTTATTGGTGCCTCATGAAGGACAAAAGCAGGGAAGAGAAATAGATCTCCTTCTACTGCATCTGGTCTAAAGATCTGATGCACCTTATTATTAGGTGCAAAGAAAGGTCTATAGAATGTAGTTGATTGATGAACCTCTGGATTGAAATCAGCATAGAATACTGCTGACCAACCATCATACCCATGATCATGTGGTGTATGATAATCATTCTTTTGTGATGTCTGCCACCACAACCTAGTAATTCTTTCCACCTTTAGTTTCTTATGTAAAGGTTCCAGATATGGATGAAGCATATTGAGAAACTCAATGTGTTCATTATAATCAAAATCATCCCAGTAACTGGTGACAATAGAGTCATCAGTATTCTGAGATACTCTCTCTGGACTCTTTACTTTAAGATTAGAAAGGACAGACCCCTTGAGGTCTGCCCATTCTTTGATGTGGATATGATGATGGGGTATTTCAAACACTATACTAACATATTAGATTCCAATAGATCCGCTTCAACATGATCTAAGATGACATTGTAATCATCTTCGGGATCCTGATACAATTGAATCCCTTGATCTTCATAGTACCTAGTTAACTTTCTATACAACTTAGGGTAATCAAGATCGAGTGCGACTTGACCTTCTATTGCATCAGTTAATTTTCTTAGGTCTGATTTGAACTTTGAATAGAACTTTGTACTAGACATTGTTTTATCGTGGACAGTTAGAGTTTACTATAAAATGACAGGTTTGTCAACCGAACTCTTCTTCACGACGACTATTAAGATACCTAATTACCTCTTCCCTCCACTCCATCATTTCATGGTAGCACTCTTGGTTATGAGCACAACCACGTAAACGTGAGTCAGGTTTATGTAATGATTCTAGTAGGATGGTGAGTCCATCTCTACGTTTTTGGTGTTTGTCAGTCATCGTACATCAAAATCAAGTTTGCGAACCTTTCGTTTACGACGGTTCTCTTGCCATTGTAACTGATCTTTAGTTAAAAAACTGTGATCCTTAATACTTTCTTTATGGTTGACTATGAGAACTTTAGATAAATTCTCAGCCGAGATTGTATCATCTGATAACACCATCCTATTAGAACATCCACAGCACTGTGCTTTACTCGAACTAGTTAATTCTATATTACACTGGGTACATCTTACTATCATCACCTTGCATCCTGTTACTACTATTTATGTTGAGTACTCAAAATAATCTTTACGGTAGTACCTACCGAGAATATTACTGTTGTAGTATGCAGGAGTACCGTCTGTCATACTTTCAGTTAGAACACCATTAGAGAATAATAATCTCGTCTCTTCATAGTTGGTCTTACCCAACGTAGTGTGTAAACTTAATATCTCTCTCTTAAAATTCTCTTTACCAAATTTCTTTATATCATCCTTTAACTCAGGACATGATCCATAATACTTTTTCCAATCAGATTCTTGCTTTGATCTTCTAGTATGTCCTTTCTTCTTTCTAAAACTCCAAAAGTATTTCCTACCAATATACTTCTTTGAGGTTGTCATATTTGTTATCAGATAACAAAAACCATAATATCCATTAACTAAATCTACATCAAAGATCTTATTCTCATACCACCATGGATTCTCGTACATACTATACCAATCACCTATGGTATATAGACACCTCCTGTCTTAATTTCTTTCAATTGTCTGGAAACTTCTTCTTGTATAAGTTCTTTCCTTTCTAGTTTAAAGTGTTCAGTATTTTTATCGTATAGGTAAACAAAATGAATCATAAACATACTGAAATCAAATATAACCCACAGAGAAGTAACAAAGGAAATATAATGTATTGCCTTTGATCTAATAAATTTATTCATTGCCAACATTCGTAAAGAAAATTAGAATACATTCTCTCTTTCATTTGAAAGGTGTCGATCATATATTCCCAGTTGTAGTTATGTAGGTCGTACTTGAATAGTAAATCTTGACTTCTCTTTGAAGCATACTTCCAGAAAGGTGTATCATAATCACAACCATTCCTATAGTGTAAGTTAATAAAAAGTATACACTCCTCAACTAACTTATTAAATCTAGGGTTAGGGTTTATACCCTTACACATAGCATCCATGATTATATTATTAATGAATCCATAAGCACCTATAGAAGTTGACTGAAGAGGTTCAAAGAACAATGCTCTGTTACCATTGACAAATACATTACCGTTCCTATTAACTATACTTGGTGCATGATAACTCTCAAAATTATAATGTCTGAAGTTATCAGGACGACTACTATATCGTGGAATATATCCATCTATACCCTCATCAACCATCCTTTGAATGTCTGAGAATGCTTCCTGTTCTGTAGTGATCTGATCGTTAAACAAATATCCAAAGCTAACTCTATTGCTCAGAGGAATGCCAAACATCCAACCATTCTTGTGAGCAATATGATAACTATAATCCCATGAACATGGTTCCATAGAATCAAATACTATGGCACTATTAACATGAATAGGCAGTGGATTATCTACACTCTTAACAAATCCTCTACAATCTATAGCATAATCATACCATTGATTACCAATAATTACTTGATCTCCATCACCATTAATACCATTAACCTTACCATGAAGTTCCTTAAAATTAGGATACTTCTCCTTTAATCTTGGTAATACGAAACCAGCAAGTTCATTGGTATTAAAATGTATACCATGAGAACCTGCAAAGAATGGTACGAAACCATCTCCCTTCCAATTCTTAAACTTAACTCCAAACTTAGCAGTAGCATCAAGATCATCTCTGTTCTCAACATGACTGTACTCTACAGTAGCAAGTGATGCAGGAAAATTATATAGAGTTGCTTCCCCTACACCTAAAGGTGCTATCTGTGGATCATGGATAAGATCTATCTCTGTACCTTCTGGTAATCCATAACATAAATCAAGGGCAGTCAGCAAACCTGCTGTACCTGCCCCTACAATACCAATCTTCATTTTTTCTTTTCGTGAACATCGTATGTGATAACGATCTTCTTCCAATAAAGACCAGAACTATCAGCACAATCAGATCTTTCCATCTGTCCACCTAACTCAGCAGTAATCTGTAAGAGTTCTGATATAAGATCACCGTGATCCTTATCAGGGGTGATAATAACTTTAGCATCAAGTTCACTATTAGTTGCATTTGGATTTGCTTTCTGTGAATAAGTCATAATTTTCTCCAAGAAATAATAATACGTTCAGTTTGTTCACCCTTCATATCAAGGGTTTGTTGTTCAAGATTCGACCAGAGACCCAAACGATCTCCTAATCTCACGTAGATCCTCAAAATTCTTCTGCTTAGTGCCTCCATCATAACTCCATGCATATCCTTCAGTAATCATTTGCTCGTTAAGAGACACGTCTGAATCCCCAATATATAACCAACCAAGAAGACGACCATACTTCCCGACCCCACCATGGAGCTCAGTCCTAATACTAAGCTCAGCATCACCAGCAAGCGTATCTTCCAACTTATCCTTGAGCCAGTTCGTTGCGTCGATTCCGAGTTTCTTCTCTTCGAGGTCTCTTGTTCTTTTCTCTGGCGTATCAACTCCAGCAATTCTGACTCGCTCTTTTTTGTAGAGGTCAAATCCAAGGTCAATTGTGACATCAATCGTGTCTCCATCTAGTACTTTGTTGATCTCCGTCACTCGGAAGTTGTAACAACTCTTCCTCGACGGTGGGGTCATTGCTCCCATCTTCATACTCCATAAGTGTATTATTTAGCATGGATTCAATGGGGGTTCTTTTCTGTTCCGACTGGTAGTTCCTTATGTCCTGAATCATTTGACCCATGTTCAGAGGAGATGTGACTATCAGTAATGGGGTTAGGGTTCCAATCATCGTATTTAAATATCCAGTATATGGTAATGCCTACTGCTACTAACAGTATAGCAATCATAATATTTACACTGTGTACTACTTCTGACATTAATCATATTCACTCTTGTTGAATATGTATCCATCTTGACTTTTGTTTCTGATAATGATTCTATTATTCTCATAGTCAGCAGCAAACTCTAGTATATCTTCATGACCCCACATGAGTTCTTCATATAGTGCATTAAGTTTTCCCATGTCTTGCCACAGGTCATTTGGTACGTTATCCATGTTTTTGAAAGAACTCCTTTAAAGATGATTGGCAGTTTGGTGGTTCAGGATCTTTATATCCTTTTATCTTCTTCCATTTGTTATACAATGCACCTAGTATCCATGACTGAGATAAACTCTTAGGTCCATTCTCTAACAACTCAAGTTGCTTCTTGTCACTTGTGTATGCTTTGTATTCTTCTCTCCAGTTGGAGTCATCAAATGGTTTATCAGTCATGAATTCTCTTTCGATCTAATTCATTACGTAGTTGTCTCTCAAGTTCAACCTCCATAGTTACAAGAGAATCTTTGAGATGATGTTCAAATTCATTCTCTTCAATCAGATCATGTAGATGTGCTACATGTTCTAGAGCAAACATTAATTTAGTTTGTAAATTCATTTTCATGCTTTCAACCATTTAGGTACATAAACAAATAATAAAACACAAGACCACCATGTAACTAAGGCAGTAATATCAATCCACCTATGATTCCATGATGTAAATATGAGTCCATTAATAACAGCACCCACCCACACATAATCTAATACAGAATGAAACTTCTTCCAGTTGTCACCAAAGTTTTTAATAAGTTCCTTTCTCCATTTAGCAAAGAGTGGTGATTGGTGTCGCATAATAACGAACCCCTCATTGAGTACCATCACTGTAAATCCAATCCAAAAAATCATAGTTTAAATCCTGCAAATGTATCTTTCTTGACATCTTGTTTGATGCCACCTACTACATATGATTCTACCTCAGTTTCCTGTGGTGCTACTTGTAGTCCTTTAGATGAGATCCAATGAGAAGTCCATGGTAATGGATTGTTCTTAGCAGGTACATCATATATTGGTTTGATTCCTATCGCTTTCATACGACGGTTAGCAATCCATTCAACGTACTTGTGTAGAAGTTTCTCGTTAAGACCTATCATTGTTCCTTTCTGGAACAAATAATTTGCCCATGCCTTCTCTTCCTCTACACACTTCTTGAACATCTCAATTACATTTTCCTCTTCTTCTCTAGCAATCTCTGCAAACTCTGGGTCATCACCGTCACGCCATTTATTAAGGATGTTTTGCGTGATGACAAGATGTTGGTTTTCATCTCTGGCGATGAGAGAGATAATTTTAGCGGATCCCTCCATAAGTTTGAGTTCGCCAAATGCAAACGAGCAAGCGAACGAGACATAAAATCGTATACCTTCGAGGATGTTGACATTAGCAACTGCTTGATAAAGTTTTCTTTTAACATGCTTCATCTCATATGAAGCAAGGAAAGAACCTTGACGGTCTTCTTTCCATAGGTTACCCGTGTCCCATTCATGTGCAACATTTATGAAACTATCGTAAGATTCTGTAACACTTGCTGCCCTACTTAGTATGTTAGGGTCTGTAAGAATAGTATCAAATACTTCTGTTACGTCTGGGTACACGTTCTTTATTATGTATGTGTAAGACCTTGAATGAATCATCTCCATAAAAGACCAACACTCCATACATGCTTCCAACTCTGGAAGAGAACAGTATGGTAAAAATGCCATACCAGGAGCACGTCCTTGTACAGAATCAAGCATGATCTGATACTTCAAATTAGAAGTAAAGATATGCTTCTGCTCTGGACGTAACTCCTGAAAGTCACCTCTATCTTTTTGTAAGGAGACCTCCTCTGGTCTCCAGAAATAACCTAACTGTGTCTTAGTAAGACGTTCAAATATAGGATACTTGAACTCGTCATACCTTTGAACTCCTAATGGTTTGCCAAAAAACATAGGTTGTTTAGTAGCATCATGGACTTCAGTATTAAATACTGTCATCCCTTCAAGTTTCTTAAATGGCACAGGACTCACACTCCTCCTCAGATGATAGGTCAGCAAGTAAACATTCTACGTTACTCTTTGATTCTGGCACATCATCATGCCAACCAACTGGATGTGCTGGTTCCTCTATCTCATCGGTCTTCATGTCGTGAGTGTTTTGATAGTAAGAGGTCTTCCAACCATACTTGTATGTGGTTAGCAGATCTTGTGCCATAACAGATACAGGAACTTCATTGTTCTCGTACTGTTCTGGATTATAGGACCAATTACCAGAAATTGCTTGGTCAAAGAACTTCTGCATCACGGAAACAACATTTATATAACCTGTGTTTCCTTTCATATCCCATAGCAATGTGTAATTGTTTTTCAATGAACCATATGATGGTACTATCTGCTTAAGTGGTCCTTTCTTTGACTTCTTAATAGATAGGTATCCTCTAGGAGGTTCAATACCATTAGTAGCATTACATACCACAGAACTACTTTCAGATGGCATCTGTGCTGACAGTGTAGAGTGTCTGAGACCATGTTCTACAATACTTGATCTCAATTCCTCCCAATCCATCTTCAAATCATTAGGTACTAACTCATCTACGTCCTTCTTATAAGTATCAATAGGTAAAATACCATCAGCATATTTTGTACGTGAGAAATTACCACATGGTTCTTTCTCTTTAGCAATTTGATTACTTGCCTTTAACAGATAGTATTGGAATGCCTCAGTAATCTCATGTACTAATCCCCATGCTTCTGGATCCTCATACTTAGCATCATTTCTAGCAAGATAATGTGCTAACCCTATGAAACCTACTCCAAGAGATCTTCTCGTCTTTGTAGCATGTTCTGCTGCTGCTACAGGGTACCCCTGATAGTCAATTAACTCTTCCAATCCTCTTACAGATAGGTCACATAATTCTTCTAAGTCATCTAACTTATTAAGTTTACCTATGTTAATAGCAGACAGAATACATAAAGCAATCTCTCCATTAGCATCATCTATATGATCAATAGGATCTGTAGGTAAAGTAATCTCTTGACATAAGTTACTCATATACACAGTATCCTTAAAGGATGAATGTGTATTACAATGATCTATATTCATGATATAGATACGTCCTGTCTCTGCTCTCTCCTTAAGGAGATCTAATATAAGTTCTTGGGCAGGGATATTCGTTCTCGGAATAGTTTCTTCCCTCTCGTATCGTTCGTAGAGTTCGTCGAAGGATTCAGTACCGAAAGCATCATAGAGACCAGGAACATCATGAGGAGAGAATAAACTAACATTCCCATTGGAAATGAATCTTTCATAAAATAATTTACTTAACTGGATACTGTAGTCGAGTTTTCTGACTCGGTTGTCTTCTGTTCCTTTGTTGTTTTTGAGGAAGGGAACAACACCTGTGTGTTGAACTTCTCCACCCCTGATTTTACTGTTGATGCCCCTGATTCTACCTGCGTTAATACCGATACCAGCCCTCTGTGCGACATATTTGCCAATAGCCATATCAGAGCTAAAGATACTATCGAGGGTGTCATCAATATCAACCAGAACACAAGATGCAAACTGACGAATGGGTGTTCTGACCCCTGCCATGATTGGTGTTGGGATGTTGATTCGGTGTCTTGAGATTGCGTCATAGTAGCGTTTAATGTAATTAATACGAGTTTCTTTAGGATAGTTTTGGAAGATAGTTACTGCTATCATCATGTACATGAACTGTGGAGTTTCATAAACCACTCCTGTAGATCTATCTTGTACGAGATACTTATCTACTACCTGTCTCAAACCAGCGTAAGTGAATATGAAATCACGTTCGTGGTCTAGGTATTCCCCTATGCTATCTAGTTCCTCTTCAGTATATTTTAACATAACTTCTGAATCATAGACACCATCGTCGATACATTTCTTTATGTGATGTACAAACTTAGGGTGATCCCATTGCACTCCATACAATTGCTTCCTTAAGGAGAACAATAATAAACGTGCAGCAACAAACTGATAGTTAGGACTGTCAAGATCAATCAAATCTGATGCAGAACGTACGAGTATCTCTTGTATTTCAGCAGTAGTAATACCGTCATAGAATTGAAGACCACTATTGATTTCAACCTGACTAGCAGAAACACCAGCAAGTCCTTGACATGCTGAATCCACCATCTTGTGGATCTTCTCTAAGTTAAGAGGTTCTATTGAACCGTTTCTTTTGTTTACTTTTGTACCGTTACTCATACTTTTTTCCAGTCGTTTAATTTAAGATGTGCTTGTAATTTGCTATAGGTATTTGATTTTACCAGATTTTGTACATCATGTCCAGCAAGGAACATGTCGTTTATGTCCTTTTGCTGAACATTACTTGGGAAAATTACTACCTGATCTCCTCGATCAATGGTGCTTGAGATTCTGTTAACGATTTCTCGGTTGCGAGGTTCGTTATCATAAACCCAAATATAATTGCCCCAACCAAACGTCCGAATATCAATATCGGAGCCGCACATAGCAACCGAGTTCTCCAAGAAGAGAGAGTCGATTGGTCCTTCAACAATGTAGATTGGGTCTTGTTCATTTATTGTATCTAATCCATATAGTTTGGGTTTATCTTCATCTAACATTACTGTAATGTAACGTAAAGATGATGCATCTAATGCTCTACCTTGATAACCAACTACCCCTTCTTTATCTTTGAGAGGTATGATTATTCTGGACTCATCGTTTCTAACACTATCAAATGTTTTCTTATGCTGATTAGTCCACTGTTTAAATTTCTCACAAAAATAGAGACGTTCAAACGAGACAGTAGGTAACTGACGTTTCTCAAGCATCCTTCTAGCAGGATGTGATTTATTTAGATCAGAGATTCTTTCAAGATCTGAGAAGATATCTTTAGTAAAAGATGGTTTCTCAAACTTTAAATCAGGCAAAGGAATCTTAGTACCTTTACCTGTAGCACCCTCTCTATATGCCTCCATGACATACTCACTATGGAGACCAGGATCTTGATCCTTCAAAAAATTAGACAGAGTTCTACCTACCCCACAGTTATGACACTTGTATATAAAGGATCCTTTGTGGCGATAAAAATAACCCCTAGCACGATTACGATTCTTTTGCGAATCGCCACAGTAGGGGCATCTAAAATTGAATAGATTTTCGTTCTTCCTTGAGAACTTTTCTAACCTGCTTGATACTAACGAAATAAATTTCGTATCAACGTGAATCATGAACTGCAAGCTCTAAGCTTCCGTTCATAATAGCAGACGTGGGGGTGTTTGTCAACACTGGTCTAATGATTCTTTGTCCGACTGGACTAACGAGGAAAGATATAATAGCAAGACCACCAAAAATAGACCACATTTTCTTCTCCATGACCTGAAGACGGTCATCGACTTTTCTAATATCTCTTTCACAACCTTTCTTTATCTCCTCTGCCTTACGGTTTACTTCACGATGGACTGACTCCACCTTCTCAAAGAGTACAGCATCTATTCTATCCTGCTTGTCAAGTTTTTCATTGTGTACAGCAAGAAGTTGCCCCATCTTTACAGAGTTTTCCTGTAGAGTTGAGACAACCTTTTCTAGACGCTCCAGAATAGCAGCGTTAATACCTTCAGCCACTATACCAGTTCTATAAATTTCTTAACCAACTCAAGACCATCCTCTTGTCCAAGGATACCAATTAATTTCTCTTGATTTGTTTCACTTAGTTCCATCCAAGTAAACAACATCTTCTCTTGCTCTTCCTGCTTTAGTTCATCGAACCTAGCATTAACTTGAGAGAATGATGACTGCCAATCAAAACTTTCATTCTTAGTATCTTTCTTGTTTATATCCTTAGCAATCTTTTTCTGACGATCACCTGCTTTCTTCTGATAATCTTTTGCTTTCGCTTTAGAAAGTTGTTGGATCTCTTGCTTACGATTAGAAGCACGCTTCTCACGCTCCTGTCTCTTTTGCATTTTACGTTTCTGTTGAATGAAACGCATAGTAGCACCGACCTCCGAATTCGCAGATTGTTGGTCTTGCTCAGTTACAGTAGTTTGGTCTTCCATAGTTTGTTCTTTGAGTTTGGAGTTTCTTATCCTCTGAAATATATCTATACCCATTTTATTTTTCCTTTTCTTCTTACGAACAGGAGGTTCATCTGGTGGTAGTCCAGCAACTGCACCAGAACTAGCATTGTTAGTAGGTATCTCTTCGACCACAACGTGACCGTTCTTTTTGAGAGTCATAACCTTCATAATTTTTGCAGTTCCTTTAAACAGTAAGTGTCTACAGTTATAGTATCATTATATATCTCTGGATATCTACTTAAGTATAGCATGAATGCTTTAAGTATTGACCAGTACTCATTTGATATCTTATAGAATAATAAAGGGGTAGCCGCTTCACCGAAAACATTGTATATGATGATTAAGTGATTAAGTATCAGGTGGAGTTTTAACACTCCACTATTTAGATACGTCTTCAACAATCTCTTAAGATATTTAAACCTTTTGAGATCATCATAGAAATCCTCCTTTGTTACCGCTTGAGGATTATCGTAATGTTTTATAGCAAAGAATAGATAATTGTCTTCATTCAATTCATCAAATTTCATTTACATATTATGCAATACTTAAGGTCTTATCAGTTCCAGAACCACCTGCACCTCTTACATCACCAGCAGCGATAGTAAGGTCAGCATTCTGTGTTCCTTTATCTTTAATAGTAGAACTTCCTGCTAAAGTAATGCTTTGTGCAGGAATTTCTAAGTCCTGTGCTGAACTTGGTACCGTAAAGTCAAACTCTAAACGGTTTAGACCTGTACCACGTGCATAGGTTGCAGTAATAGCACCTGCTCCACTTACACTTCCATTAAGTACAAGTGTAGGATTGGAAGTAGCAACGTCAACAAGTTCGTTGTATACCACAACAACAGTACCAGTAGCACCCTGTGCAAGAGATTCTTGCTCAAAGAATACACCAGTAATAGTTGCAGCACCTATACCTGCAGTAGCTGATGAGCCACCTGCAAGACCACCAATAGCAACTAGGATTTCATCCCAGTAATCTCCATTAGCAACAGCAGTGTTCTTGTCAGCACCTTTGTAGTGACGTAGAACCCATCCTGCTTCTGTTGCAAAGCAATCTTCTGCAAGACCATTCTTATTTACGTTGTCGAGCCACTTTGGTTTGGACTCGTCGGTTGTAGTTTTTCCCCAAAGAGGCATTGATTTACTCCGTAATTATACAATAATTAATTCTAAACATATTTATAAAAACAGGAGGGTCACCCCTCCTGCTGCTAGTAACTAGCGTGTCTTTAATGCACCTTTAACTGTTTCAAGAAGCTTATCATCTGCGGTAGTTTTGGTCAGTTTAACTGCCTTCTCCAGTACAAGGATACAAATGTCGATGAGTTTCTCACCAAGTTCCTCGTCATCTGGGATCTTATTTACTGCATCAGATACAATCTTCTTTGCGAAAGGTAGTAGAAATGATAACATAATCAAAATTATAGTTCAATTTTATTTAGCACTATTTTTTCTTTTTCTTCTTTCCGTATCCCCACTGCTCCTTAATCTTCTCATCATAACGGATCTTTAGTTCATCCAAGTGTGCTCTGAGTTGCTCATTTACACCATCAGAATACTTGACTGCCTTCTTCTTATCCGATTTCTTATAGACATGTCCTGTGTCACACTTTTCTCCTTCAGAATACGCTTCAGTAGTGACTTCTTCTTTGACTGCCTTGTTAGCACCCTTAAGTTTCTTATTCTTATCAAAGACCTGATCCATAGGGTCAGTACTATCGCTAATTTGTGGACTTACCTCCACAAACTTACTGGTCTTCTCTGAAATTTCAGTTCTCCAATTCGATGTCATTGTTTCTTCGATACTCCTATGCTTATTATTTAGCATTTCTTCGATTCCTTTATCTTTATCTGTTTTAGGAATGTAATTACCTTCCTTCCACATATCATATTCAGAACCACGTGCCATAATTTTAGTGAACTCTCTATAACGATCAGTACCAACAAGACGATGCTTGGCATCTTTACCTTGACCAGTACCTAATTTATTATATTTGTCAGCAGCAGCTTCGGTAATATCCTTTGCCCATGCTCTAAACATATCACCACCATCAGTAACAGCAATAACATAGTTTGGTCCACGACGATGAACCTTACCTACCTTATCACCATACTGTATGTAAGTACCCTCTTCAAACAAATTACCATGTCTATATGAGGTACGTTTCGCTTCACTATTAAAGTTAGAGAATTTCAAAGTTCTGTATTGTTCCTTCCTTTTATATATGCTTCAGGGAATATTCCTCCCCGAACACCAGTAACACGATTAGTACCATGTCGTACTGATCTAGTAGATTCACCACGTCTAGCACCCAATACAGGTCTGTAACCAGATCTATCTAATTGACTAATATTACTACGATGTACATTCTTACCGTTAAATGATATAACAAGATGAGCTTTCTCAGTTACGCTTGTTTTATTTCTCTTCTTAGAAATAGTAACTGCTCCCTGCATGAAATGAGTACAGCTATTATATCCCTCATTTCTTGTATCATAATCAGAACCAAATATTGCTTTACTCTTTAATCCTTTACTCTTAATAGCTTTAGAAAAAGAATTACTTTTAAATTCACTAGAATCTTTTTCAGAAATAACTTTCCTAAATTCCTTTACCTCATCATCTAAATGAATAGATTTACCTGCCAATGCTGAGATACCAGAATACTGTTGAAACTGTTTAGGGCTATTACCTTTCTTATGAGATAAAAAACATACCTCCTTTAAATTCTTATCAATCCCAACAAAATCTGCATGTGATCCACTTGGTCCTGGTATAAATCCAATAACATCATGGTATACATCATTTGGTTTAAGAGTAATTGTCACAGCATCTTCATTACCTAGTTTGTATATTGCAGCATTAATCTTATGTAATATTGAATGCTCCTCAGAGGTATCTGGTGTCCTATTTCTATATGTTGACTGCCATTTACTCTCATCCATTAACAGATTACTATAACGTAGAGTTTTAAATGCCCTTTCATTCCTATATTTTACAATAAAATAAAAGGTTATACTATCTGCAGTAAATTGTATGTGACCCATACCAGATAAATTACTGTTCTGTACATACTTTGGTTTATATCTATGTTCTGATTGAGATAATGCAAGGTTTACCTGCTGCATCAAATCAGATCTACTAGAATCTGTTAAAAACTTAAAGGTAACAGAAGATTTAAGTTGCTTACCAGTAAATATTTGACTTGTTGCTTTATTATAATAGGTATTATAAACTCTGGTCTTCAATCTAGCACTAAAGACACCTTTAATCTGACTAACATGCCGATTCAAGGTGTCTATTTTAAGTTCTTTCTTCTTTTCATGTGCCGTCTTCTTCTTGGGAGAAAGTTTTGTAATAGCAGACATGATGTTTTACTTTTATTTATTCTGATACCATCTCAATGTCCTCTATACAATCAACAGTA